CAGGGACAAGAAAATCTTACAATAAACGGATCACAACAAGCATTTAGTTATTTGATTGTTGGTTCTACTCAAGACATGAGTACATCCATTACACAACTGGTTATTAATAACGATGTTAATTTAACATTTGCTGTTGCTAGCACTAATCAACTAAGCGGAACTTCTGCTCCAATTATACCTTTGAATACGTTATTCTTAGATTCACCGGTTGATCAAAACAGTTTACCAGGCGGAACAATTAACTTTGTAGAACACACATGGACTTATAGTGGACATATCGATCCAGATGCATCGTTAACTAACCCTGTAAATTTTGGTAGTGCATTAAAAATAACAGCAGATGGAAACACATTATTAGTATCGTCATCCGGTGCAGTAAGTGTGTACGATGTGTCTGATGTTAACAATCCTGATTTTATGCAGGTGTTAGTTGGATCTGACTCTAATTTTGGATTTGGAATAGCAATATCCGACTATGGAAATTATATTGCTATTTCCGATGATACACAAAGTAATACAAAAGTGCAAGCAGGCGGTATCAATGTATATTCTCTTGTAAATGGACAGTATATTTTTAATCAAGCATTAATTAGTAATAATCCTGAAACTAATTCTTTATTTGGTAACAAGATATCATTTATGAATGATAGTCAAACTATTGTTGTTTATAGTTTATACGGTGATACTACAGTTAGTACTTCCTTTGATAGCTCTACAACGACATTTGACAGAAATTCAACTGATTTTTTAACAGCAGATAATGCAAGTGGTAGGGTTGACATTTACGACAGATACAATAGTAAATGGATATTCAGCGAATCATTAGCAACTGAAAATAAATTTGGAGAAGGATACGGAACTGGATTTGCAGTAGGCAATAATCAAATTGCAATTAGTGCCCCGTATGCAATGTTTAATAATATTGAATCTGGACAAGTTTATACATATACAAAGTTAAGTAATGTATTTGCCTGGACAATTTATAACACGCAAGTATCCATTCCAGATGTAAGTAAAATTAAAAAAGCATTCCTGTATAATAAAAAATTAGGAACATTGTCTACTTATTTGGATGTTGTAGATCCTTTACAAGGAAAAATTCCAGGTCCTGCCGAAGAAGAAATCAAATATCAAACGTTCTTTGACCCAGCAACTTATAGTTACAGTGATAGTACAGTAACAGTTAATGTTGCATCTTCAAACGGAATTGAAGGATGGTGGTCAGACCAACCAGTCGGTCAACTATGGTGGGATCTGAGAACTTGTAAATTTGTTAATAATTATTTTGCAGATCCTTTATATAGAAACACTGCATGGAATACACTTGCCGCAGGTGCAAGTGTTGATATTTACGAATGGGTAAGTTATAATCAATTACCTAGTGTATGGGATAGTATTGCTGATACACCAGCTGGACTAACAGCAGGTATCAGCGGAAAAAGTTTATACGGTAATTCAGCCTATAGCTCAACTACAAAATATGACACAGTAAGTAAAACATTTACAAACACTTATTATTTCTGGGTAAAAAATAAAAAAATTATTCCTAGCGTCGATGGAAGAAATATGTCTGCAAATGATGTTGCAAATTTAATTGCAAATCCAAGCGGACAAGATTATACATGTCTTGCATTAACTGGTACTAATAGCTTTAGTCTTATAAATGCAAGTCGATATCTAAACGGAACTGATGTAGCACTAGCAATTGAATATTGGACTATTGATAAAACAGACCAAAATATTCATAGCCAATGGAAATTAATTAGTAACGATCCTGTTGTAGATTTACCAAATACCATTGAACAAAAATGGTTTGATAGTTTATGTGGTGTCGACCAGGGTGGTAGACCAGTACCGGATCCTAGCTTACCAGTTAAATTGCGTTACGGTATTGAAAATCGTCCTCGTCAAGGAATGTTTGTTAATCGTGTAGAAGCAATTAAAGAATTAATTGAACGTACCAATCTTGTATTAAGTACATACCAAACAACTAATTCTAGAAACATATCGGCGTTGGAAAGTTATGATCCTACTCCTGATAAAATTCTAGGATTATGGGATATTTCTTATAATACAGAAGCAGAATTAAAATTTGCTAGTATTGGATCATTTGCGTTACCATCAGTAAAACCTGTTATAACTAACGGATCTATCACTGGGATAACAATAGTAAATGCTGGAAATGGTTATGGATATGCACCTTATATTGAAATTACTGGATCAGGTGAAGGCGCAATAGTAAAAGCCACTATTAATGCACTAGGTCAGATAACTGGTGCTACTATTATTAATGGTGGACAAGGATATAACAACAATACAATATGTACAATTAGAAGTTATTCTGTATTAATTTTATCCGACAGTACCGCATACGGTGCATGGAGTATTTACTCTTATGATCCTGCTACTGGAATTTGGTCAAGATCCTTATCACAGTCATATGATGTTAGAAAATACTGGAGTTACACTGATTGGTATGCAACTGGTTTTAGCCAGTTTAACGGACCAGATTTTAAAATAAACACATTTGCAGATTTGTTTGTAGTTAATGAAAGTCTTTCGGCATTAAGTGACCAGGGTATCGGTATATTAGTTAAGATTATAAATGGTAGCAGTAGCAATTGGATATTATTAGAAAAATATGCTAGTTCAACTAGCGTAGACTGGACACAAAGTTATCGAATTGTCGGTATAGAAAATGGAACGATCCAGTTTAAATCTAGCTTGTATTCGTTCTCAGGTACAGATGTTGGATATGATGCTAACATTTTCGATGGCGGTGACTTTGACGTACAAGCCAGTGCTGAATTAAGAATAATTCTTAATTGTATTAAAAATAATATTCTAATAGACGATTTAAAACAAGATTATTTAGATCTATTCTTTACTAATGTTCGTTATGCACATAGCGAACAGCCTTTCATTGACTGGATATTTAAAACAAGTTTTGTACGTGCTACCCATAAAGTAGGTACATTAGGTCAGCCTGTAAACTATCCAATTGATAATTTAAGAAATTTTGAAGATTATGTAGCTGAAGTTAAACCTTACAGAACAAAAGTTAGAGAATATATCAGTGACTATACTGGTATGGATACAACTGAAAGTGCTGTAACTGATTTTGATTTACAAACTACTTACGAAAATGGCGGATTTACAACAATACAAGTAACAGATGTTAATGGAACACTTCAAACAAGTAATCCGTTGATTGAAAGTTATCCTTGGAAATTTTGGAATGACAATGTTGGATTTAAAGTTATTGAAATTGTCATTACAAATGGAGGAAGCGGTTATACTAATGTTCCGCAGATTATAATATCATCTCCAACAGGATCAAATCCTGTTACAGCAACAGCCGACGCATTGATTTCAAATGGTAAAGTTTCTAAAATAACTTTATTAAATGTTGATCAATTTGGTGCAAGTGGTAACGGTTATTTATTTGCACCTACAGTGACAATTAATGGCGGGCTAGGTGCAAACGGAGTGCAAGCTCAAGCAGTTGCAATTATTGGCAACGGATTAGTACGTTCAAATTTAGTAGGTATGAAATTTGATAGAGTTAATTATGGATATTATATTACTAATCTGCAACAAGTTGATACATTTACTGCAATAATTAATCGTGTACAGTATCCATTGACATGGGCACCTGATACTAGAATAGATCAAACAGTAGTGACTGTAAATGGAACACCTGTCTTGAGAGAATTATATACTCTTTCAAAAGTGACATCAATGGAATCAGGTTATACTCAGTATACCGGTAGCATTACATTTACTTTTAATATAGCAGTTGGATCAACAATTATTGTAACTTATCATAAAGATATCTCAGTATTAACAGCTACAGACAGAATTCAATATTTTTACAATCCTACAACAGGACAGTTAGGTAAAGATTTAAGTCAGTTAATGACAGGAACAGATTACGGCGGTGTAACAGTTACAGGATTAAACTTTAACATTTCAGGTGGTTGGGACGATGCACCTTATTTGAGTGATACATGGGATAGTAGAGATCCTAATTTTAATGATTACTCTGTTCAAGTATTAGCAAATACTCACGTATTCACGTTACCATATACACCACCTAACAATACTAATATCAACGTATATTATGTTAAACAAAAAACTTATTCATACACATCGGACGGTAGTACACTTGTTTACCCAGTGGATCAAAATTTAATTAGTCCATCGGTAACAATTACAACTAGTGCGTTAACTTCTGGAATTACTACAACATATAATTCTTTAGGTAGTGCAGGGTTTATAGTTAAAGTTGCGTCTACTACAGGTATGGTACCTGGTATGAGAATTTATGGACAAGGATTTTTAAGTAGACAAAAAATTCTTCGAATAGAAAATAGTACAACACTTATCTTAGATTCTATTCCAGATAATTTATCTTACCTACGTTTTTATAATTCGTTCGGTAGTTCAGGTATACTTTTACAAGTGTCAAGCACTTCAAAAATTATTCCTGGAATGTTAATAACATCGACTACTTCAGTCAACGGTGTTGCAACTCCGGCATATTTCTTGTCTGGACAAACTGTAGTTAGTGTTGTCAGTAGCACAATTTTAAAAATTAGTGCTCCACCGGATGCAACTCCACCAAATGATCAAGCAATAATATTTTCTTCTTTACCTACTAACGGTAGTTCTCTTACAGTTTCTAATATTGCAGGAGGTAATGTATTAACACTTAATTCTTTAAACGGATTAAAAGTTGGAGCCGTAGTCACTAACGCATTGGTTACTGCGGGGTCATTTACTCCGGGTATTCTTTATACAATTAGCAGTATTGGATCAACCGATTTTACATTAATCGGCGCATTAGCTAATCAAACAGGAGAATCATTTACTGCAACAGGTGTAGGATCAGGAACAGGAACAGCCGCTACAGTGAGTTCTTTTAGTTATGATACAACAATTACAGCAATTAACACATCGACTAATGCTGTAACGTTGAGTCAAGTTATTTTAACTAACATGTTACCTTCGACACAAGTTACATTTACAGAAAAATTACAAGAATTAACTGATGTTGTACTAATACCAGGTAGTGCTACATTAAAAACAGCGTACCCAGTGGGATCTACCATTAATATAACTGGAACATATAGTCCAATTAGATTAGATGATCCTAATTTTGGAACAGCACAGCAAACCAATGCCAACGCTATTATAAAAACTCCAGTAGTTGGTACTACTATTACTCCTGCAACGATCGGTGGCGGTGGTGCTAGTTTATCAGTATCTTTTAGTGCTGTCGATTATGGCGGGTCGGCTAGTACTACTAGTTTTGCATCTACTTTAAGTGGAACTGTGATTGATCAATCTATTACAAATGTCATAGAACTTCCTGCTTCTTTTACTGTAAATACTGGAGACAGATTTATTCTACGTGAAAGTACTAGTGATGGTTCAGTACCAACACCGGATACTGATTACGATACAAAATTAGATGGCGGCAATTTAGCTTATACAACTGCAACCGGACTAGCACCTGATGATATTTTATTAGACGGTGACGGATTTGTTACACCAACATCTAGCCCTGCACCAGAAGAAGTAGTACCGGGACAAGTAGTAGATACACTTGCAATTAAAGTATATGATCAAACTGGAACAGGTTCAGCTAACATAAAAGTTGTTAACTATGAAACTGATGGAATAACATCGACTTATAATATTGGACAACAACCTAATAGTTCAAGAGCTATTATTGTTAAACTTAATGGTAATATTGTAACTTATAATACTGATTATTTGATTAACTACACTACAACTCCTAATATTACATTCATCAATACTCCAACAGCAAACCAACTTGTATCAATTTATAGTGTCGGATTTAGTGGATCTAATTTGTTAGATATTGATTATTTTATTGGTGATGGTACAACAGTTGATTTTATAACAAGAGCTAGCTGGAATAGTACTGTAACAAGTTTAGTGTATGTAAACGGTGTTGCAACATCAGTGACTTTATTTGAAACAGATACATCTTATGAAGTTGCTGGATTTATTGGAATACAATTTGCATCTCCTCCACCAGCCGGTGCATTAATCAATTATATTATAGTGTCTGGTTTGCAACAAACATTTGCAATCACAACAACACAATCAATTACACCAGTAGTTGGTGTATCGGCTTACACTTTGTCATACCCAATTGGAAATAATTTACCTTACGAAAGTAATATGATTGTACGTGTAGGACAATCAATATTGTCCGCACCAGTCAACAGTTATTTTACAATTGGTGGTAATAGATTAAATTATACCATTGATCCATCTAAGGCTGTTCCTCAGTCAGTAACAACTAATAACATTCTAGTTTATGCAGGTAATAATTTATTAAATGCATCTTCTGATTATAGCATAGACCCAACTGGTATTACTATTAAGATTAATAGAGCAATTTATTCTCAATATTCTGGACAGCAATTAATTGTAAGTATTGTTGCAAACAATGCCTATGCTTATAATCCTTCTACTAGTCAAATAACATTTGCAACAGTTCCATCTGGTGTGGTTGAAATTATTAGTTCTTATGTGCAGAATGTATTGGATATTCAAAGAACAACTATTCAGTATAACTCAAGTTATAACATAACTCCAAGCTCAACTAGTTATTTCAATTATAAAAATATACCAGGCGGCATTATCAAATTAGATCGTCCAGTAATTGATGGAAATTATGTTTGGGTAATAAAAAATTCAACATTGTTATCTAACAGCATTGATTACATTTTAAATAGTGATTTCCAAAGTATCACATTGGCAAAAACATTATCTCCTACGGATACAGTTACATTAATTACATTTGGTAATAATGTAGTTCAAACTAGTATTGCATATATGCAATTTAAAGACATGTTGAATCGTGTAAATTATAAACGTTTGAATTTGAATAAACAAACAACACTAGCACAAACACTACATTGGAATGATACTACAATTATTGTATCAGATGCAAGCAATCTTGATATACCGAGTCCTTCTAATAATAAACCAGGCGTTGTTGAAATTCGAGGCGAACGCATTGAATACTTCACATTAACCGGAAATACACTAGGACAACTTCGCAGAGGTACGTTAGGTACAGGAGTAACAAAAGTAAATCCATCTGGAACATTTGTACAAGGTATCGGCCCAAGTGAAACTATTCCTTATATTGACACAGTTCAGACAACACAAATAACAAGTTTAGGTACAACTACAATCACATTGCCGTATACTGTTACATCGGCTAACCAGATTGAAATATTTGTAGGTGGACAAAATGATCTTGTTCGATTAAAGAAACAATCTTACAAGATATTTGATATTAATAATGCACCGTATAGTCCAGCAGGTGATGTAAGTTATCCTGCGGATTTTACAGTTAATGGAACTTCAACAATTACATTAACAAATGCTCCAGCGTTTGGTACATTAATAACAGTGGTCAGAACTACTGGAACACTATGGGATGGATACGATTTAAAACAATTAAATCAGTCCCCAAGTGTACGTGCTGGTACTTCTACGACTAGTATTTTACAAGGAAAAGATACTGTATCAACCTTTGTTAAGGCACAACCTGGCATATGGTATAATGGCTTTATTCAAATAAGTAATAGTACAGACCCAACATTTGACGGTAATAATGTTAGTTTAGATACCGGAAACACAACAATGGACCAAGGATAAAAGATGGCACAACAATTAATCAACACAGGAACGGCTGTTAATTCAGGTACGGGAGACACATTACGTACAGCCGGCATAAAAATTAATGCTAATTTTACAGAATTGTATAATAAGCCATCTTATGTATTGCCTACAGCAACAACATCAATATTAGGAGGAGTAACTATTCCTGCTACCGCTGCCAGCGGACTAATAAATTCTAGCGGAGCAATTAGTTTAGCCATAGCATCTACAACACAGTTGGGCGGCGTTAAAGTTGACGGTACAACAATTACTATTACCAACGGAATTATTAAAGCAAGTACTAGTCAATACAGTCTACCTACTGCAACTACAAGTATACTTGGCGGTGTTAAAATTGACGGTACAACAATAACTCTAAACGGTTCAAACCAATTAACTACTACTCAATACTCATTGCCAACTGCTACTACAGCAATACTTGGCGGTGTTAAAGTTGACGGTACAACCATAACAATTAACAATGGTGTAATAAGCTCAACAGCCAGTAGCTATACTTTACCAGTTGCTACTAATTCCGTACTGGGCGGTGTCAAAGTTGACGGATCCACTATTGTAATCAGTAACGGAGTAATTAGTGCAACAGGTGCAGGCGGTAGCGGATATACACTTCCAACAGCAAGTACTGGTACTTTGGGCGGAGTTAAGGTAGATGGATCTACTATTACAATCAGTGGCCTCGGTGTTATTAGTTCAAATTATTCATTACCAATAGCAACTACAAGTATACTTGGCGGAGTTAAAGTAGACGGAAGCACTATTACGATTAGCAATGGTGTTATTAGTAGTGCAATCAATTATTCATTGCCATCGGCTACTACTAGCAATTTGGGTGGTGTAATAATTCCTACGGTTACTACTAGCGGATTAAACAATTCAAGCGGAACAATAACTTTAGCAACAGCAACTACAACGCAATTAGGCGGAGTTAAGATTGATGGATCTACTATCACTAGTGTAGGCGGAGTTATTAGTGCTCAACAATACAGTCTACCTACTGCAACTACAAGTATACTTGGCGGAGTTAAAATAGATGGATCTACAATAACAATAAACAATGGAGTTATTAGCAGTACACAATATGCACTTCCAACAGCAACTACAAGTGTATTAGGCGGAGTTAAAATAGATGGGTCAACGATTACAATTAGTAACGGAGTCATTAGTGCAACACCAAGTAATAATTATACGTTACCAACAGCAACTACAAGTGTATTGGGCGGAGTTAAGGTAGACGGAAGTACAATTATTATAACTAACGGAGTTATTAGTTCTACTGGAGGTTCTGGTGGTTATACATTGCCTACAGCAAGTACAAATACGCTGGGTGGAGTTAAGGTAGATGGATCTACTATTACTATTAGTAATGGTGTTATTAGTTCAACTTACGCATTACCGATAGCTACAACTAGTGTGTTAGGCGGTGTTAAACCTGATGGAACGACTATCACTGTCAATGGTATTAGCGGACTAATGTCAGCAACTTATACATTGCCCACAGCAAGTACAAATACGTTGGGTGGAGTTAAAGTGGACGGAAGCACTATTACTATTAGTAATGGAGTTATATCAGCATCTGGTAGCGGCTATTCATTGCCAGCTGCCGGTACAAGTACACTTGGCGGTGTAAGTATACAACCAGTTAGTTCAAGCGGTATTAATAATACTGGCGGATCAATTAGTTTAGCAGTTGCATCTACTACACAATTAGGTGGCGTAAAAGTTGACGGATCGACAATTACAATCTTAGGAGGAGTTATCAGTGCCGCAGGAGGTAGCGGATATACTCTCCCAATAGCAGGTACAACTAGTGGCGGAACATTGGGCGGAGTCAAAGTAGACGGATCAACAATTACAATTAACGGTAGTGGAGTTATTACAGCTCAAACTTATTCATTGCCGACTGCAACAACAAGTGTACTGGGCGGCGTAAAAGTTGACGGTTCTACAATTACAATCAGTGGCGGAGTAATTAGTGCAAATAGTTCTTATTCATTGCCAACTGCAACAACAAGTGTACTGGGTGGCGTAAAAGTTGACGGTTCTACAATTACAATCAGTGGCGGAGTGATTAGCAGTTCAGGCGGAACTTTAGCAACAACTGGCGCGGCAGGTATTGTTAAACCAGATGGAACTACAATTACAGTTAGCGGAGGAACAATTTCAGTTCCTACGGCTTCAACAACACAGCTAGGTGCAGTCAAAGTTGACGGGTCCACTATTACAATTAGTGGCGGAATAATTACAGCAAACGTATCTGCTGGAACATTAAGTAGTAGAGCTACAGTTAGCACAAGCGTAAACTTAACATCTGGTGCAAGCACAACTACAACTGTAACGGCAGCTAAAGGATATGCATTGTATAGTATAACATGTTCAGCGGGTGCATGGGTAACTGTTTATACAACTACTACAGCACAATCAAACGACAGCAGTAGAAGTATTACTACAGATCCTACTCCAGGATCAGGAGTTATCGCCGAAGCAATAACTACTGGTACTGTAAGCGGTACTGTTTATTTCACACCAGCAGTCATAGGATTCAATGGTGATGCAACTCCTAGCACAAATATGTATTTGAAAATATACAACAATAGCAGTATTTCACAATCTAACCTAACAGTTACAATCTCATATCTGAAGTTGGAAGTATAATATGACGTTTAGTAGATTAAAAAATCTTTCAGATACAATGACAATCAGTGTGTACCTGCATAGGGATACGCACGATAATGGGATGACTTTGAAAGAATATGCAGATGCTGTAATTGACGGTACTCACCCAATTTTGGATCACGATGAGTATGTGTATCAGTTCGGATCAACAGAATCTAATACTATAGAAGTGAATGATTTTTTCCAAGACATAGGATTTAAAATAGTAGAAGCTAGCAGAGTTAAAGGATTAATTAGAGTTTTTGGAACTGTTGAAAATTTTAATAATATTTTTAATATAACACTTTTGGATGTTACCGATGATACTGGTAGAACATATACATCACACGACAGTCCAGTAATAGTACCTGCAGATATTTCCAGTATGGTTGAACAGGTACTAGGGTTTGATGAAAGTTTTATTGCAAAGAAACATGCGGTAGTTTGTGAAGCTAGTGTAGCAAATCCTTTGACAGCAGTAACTCCTGTACAAATGTCCATAGCTTATAATATGCCTCCGTCTAATGGCTACGGCGGATGTGTTGGAATTTTTGAATTAACCTATAGCGGATACGTAACAGGATACAACCAAACTGATGTTAATAGTAGTTTTAGTAGGATTGGACTTTCAGCTCCAACTATAGTACAAATAAGTGTCGACGGTGCTACTGCCAGCACAACTAGTGATTTGGAAAGTATGCTAGATATATTTTGTGCAGGTGGTGTAGCACCAAAGGCATTGATTGCATACTATACCGCACCCAATACTGGAACCGCACCTATTAATGATATTTTTCTAGCAGTAGCCGCAGACACTACAAATAATCCAACTGCCCTTGATGTGAGTTGGGGCATCGGTGATGGAACACAATATGATACAGCACTTCAGTCTTGTGTAGTTAAGGGTATAACAGTTTTTATAAGCTCAGGCGATAACGGTGCAGTTAATCTAAGTACAGCCGCTACATGTTGTAGTCCATATATGGTATCGGCCGGCGGAACTTCAATTAATCTAAACGGTAGTGCTCAAATTACTAGTGAAACAGCTTGGAGCGGATCTGGCGGCGGCGTTAGTGCTAGTGTTCCTCTCCCTAGCTGGCAATCAGGACTAACAACAACTACTATTACAGCATCATCGACAGGTTCACCAACTGCACTACCTTATCGGGGTGTTCCAGATATAAGTGCTCCTGCTGATCCTAACACGGGATATGCGTACTACGTAAATGGTGTGCTAAATCAAGTAGGCGGAACTAGCGCCGCGGCGCCTTTATTGGCGGGTATTTGGGCTAGATTAAATCAACAATTAGGACAGCGTATTCCATTCAATATGTCCACATGGTATTCAAACAGAGCATTATTGTTTAACGATATTACTAGCGGTGATAATAGAGACGGCTATACTACGGGCTATACTACAACTACAGGCTGGGATGCGGTTACAGGTCTTGGTACTCCAAAAGTTGATCAGATATACAAATACTTCCATACAGGAAGTACTTTTCCAAAACAAAATTATGGTTTTAGACCTACATCAGGACCGTCATATCCAAGAAAAACAACAGGTGTTAGATAATTAAACTAGCATATTAAAATATTGATAAATATAAGACTAAGAGAGACAACTATGCAGACTAAAGATCAAACAGGAATTCATGTGGAAGGTCATATTAAAATATTTGACCCAGTTTCCAAAGAAATTTTCGTTAATAAACGTAACGCTATTCATTATGAAAACATAAGTTACGCCCTGGCTGCCAGTTTGTCAAACAATACAGATGGCGGATATATCTACCAGATGAATTTTGGTAACGGTGGAACCAGTATTGATCCTACAGGAATTATTACATATCTTACACCTAATACCAGCGGAACAAATGCCAGCTTGTACAATCAAACATATAAAAAAGTAATCGACCCAACTGCTAGCACAAATACCGATCCAACTCGCAACTTTACTGAAGTTCGCCATGTGACCGGTGTTAACTACACAGATATTTTCTGTACTTGTTTACTGGATTACGGTGAGCCTGGCGGACAAAGTGCATACGATACTTCTTCAACAGGCGAAACAACGTATGTGTTCGATGAATTAGGATTACAAAGTTATAGTGCAAGCGGAAATAGTTTACTACTAACTCATGTTATATTTCATCCAGTTTTAAAAAGTCTTAACAGATTAATTCAAATCGATTATACTGTACGTATCCAAAGTTTAACTGGCCTAGTAGGAGTATAATAGATGACATATTCAGTTGCATTTACAGATTCTGCTAATCCAGCAAAACCAGCTATTACAGTTGCCGATGGTACGGTTAATCAGCAAACTAGTCTTGCATTTCCCGGTCAAGGATATGCAGGATATGGTTCGTTAATTGCTGGAAATTTATTACATTTATTAGAAAATTTTGCTTATTCAAGTCCTCCTAGCAATCCTGTTCAAGGACAATTATGGTATGATACTGCATCTGGCAATAACGTACTTAGAGTTTATGACGGTGCAGGCAACTGGCCGGAAGCTGGTGCTATTAGACGTGAAGGTAAAGGCACATTAGCTAGCACGGGCGGTGTTCCTGATGTTACAAATAGTAATCAAGGTGACCTATGGGTCGATACCGACAATAGTCAGTTGTATTTGTTTTCAGGAACCACATGGTTGCTAATAGGTCCACAGTTTAGTGCAGGTGCAAGTACAGGACCTTTAGTAGAATCTATTGTTGATACAAGTAACATATCACATAGCGTAATTTCATTATATGCTTCAAGTGCTACAAATAATGTTGCATATCGTGTAGCAATTATTAGTATTGATTCCTTTACTCCTAAAGCTACGATTGCCGGCTTTTCAACTATTAATATTGGTGTAAACTTATACAGTAACTCATTAGATAAAGGCGTAGCCTATGTTTGGGGTATAGCTCAGTCTTCAAATGCACTTATTGTTGGTTCGGGGTCGTCACAATCAGTTGTACAAGGTAGTAATTTTTTAAGATCGGATGTTGTAAGTACCACAAATAATGCTTTCAACATTAGAAATACAAATGGTCTTAGTATTGGAACTGATTTAAGTTTAACTATTGGCCAAGGCAACAACACATTCCTATTTAATAGTAAGACCAGTACAAACAATATTGATTTTTTGTTAAATGGAAATAATTTATTACATCTTGATGTATCTGGTAAAGTTGCATTAGGTGCTCCGACAACAGTCAGTGGTATAATTACATCAGGTACAACTGGTACAACCGGTGGTATTGTTGTTAATAATTCAAGCAATGCAAGTATATTTTCAGTATCTTCGACAGCAATAACAACAAATTTAGCAACAACAATTAACAATAATTTAAATTTAGGCGGTGCATTACAGATTACATCAAATACTACTGCTGGCGCAATAATATTACCTCCAGTACTGGTAAACTCTACACCACAATACGATATTGGAAGTCAAACACAGCCATTCAGAAACATGTACGCCCAGTCATTTGTGGGAAGTTTTAATGGAAATTTTACAGGAACAGTTACTGGTAGTGTCACAGGAACAGCAAGTAGTCTTACACAAACTATTACATTCCAATTGGCAGGAGATGTCGTTAGTGCAGACAATGGAACAGGGTTCAATGGATCTAGTGCTTCAGGGTATGCTGTACTTAATACCTCATTGAGTCCGTCAGTTGTTACGACTAACAGTAATGGTACTGCTAGAACTGTAGCTCAATCAAGTAGTAAATCCGATCAGTTCTTAGTTTTCCAAGGTAGTGCAGGTAGCGGTAGTCTTGTAAATATGTCTAAACAAACATTTTTACAAATTGATCCTTTATTAAATACCAGTGCTTATGGTATGCCTGTTGGAGGAATTATTCCTTGGGCAGGCAAATCTTCTATTCATGCTATACCAGTTGGTTGGTTGTTATGCGATGGATCAGAAGTAAGCACAGTTACATATTCTGCTCTTTATAAAGTGATTGGTAGTACATATGGTACTGCACAAAATCCAAATGCGTTTGTATTACCAGACCTACGTGCTAGATTTCCGTTAGGAAGAAGCACAATGAATAACTATCAGGAAGTCGCAGGGTTTACTCCACCTGGTCCAATAGCTACAGGCGGTCAAGCAGGCAATTCTCAAAACGTAACTGCAAGTTCTGCTCAAACAGAAGGCGGAACAAACGGCGGGCAAAATGTAACATTGGGTATATCAAACTTACCACAGCACCAACACGTAGTTGTCGAACCTAGTGATCCTAATAATCCAGGGCAAACTGGACACTCACACATTGATCCATATGCCGAGGGCGGAGTACCTTTTAATGCAGTACCTGGATCATACGGTGCGGCCGGTTCAGGGTCAACAGACAGCGACCAAACTCGTTTCTTTACAAGTTCTTCTACTACTGGTATTACAGTAGGATCTGTTTCTTCGGATGGAACAAGTACAGTATCTAACATAGGAACAGGATTTAATGTGATGAATCCTTACTTGACTATTAACTATCTTATCTTTACTGGTGCTAACTTATCATGACCTATTCAATTTATCTAACAAATGGCAATAAATTAACAGCAGTTTCTAACGGTGCAATCGATCAAAGTCATACATCATTAACTTTAATCGGACAAAACGCCACTAGTTATGGACAGTACATCAACGAAAATTTTGTACAGTTGTTAGAAAATTTTGCAAATACAAGTCAACCTAATTATCCAATTATAGGTCAGCTATGGTACGATACCAGTGCAAATATTTTAAAAGTTTGGAATGGAACAACATTTGCCCCAACTGGTAATACACTCTTAGGCGATACTGCTCCTAGCGGATTAAGTACAGGCGGTTTCTGGATTAATACAGCAACTAGTCAATTATATTTTAATGATGGTACTGCAAATAATTTAGCTGGACCAATTTATACTAAAAAACAAGGTCCTTCGGGATTTGTAGTTGAAACTGTAACAGATGTAAACGGAGTATCTCACGTAATCGTATTGTTATATGTTGGTAGTACATTGATGGGTGTCTTTTCTAAAGATTCATTTACACCTAGTCCTTCTAGCAGTATAAGCGGATACACAAGTACAGCAGTATTTCAAGGATATATTGTTGGCAATACATTAACAGTGACTGGTGTAACTTCTGGAACACTCAGCGTTGGACAATCAATAACAACTCCAGGCATTAACACTATTGCTTCTAATACAGTTATTACTGCATATGGTACAGGGCCAGGCGGTGCCGGAGTAGCACAAGGCGGAGTTGGAACATATAGTGTCAGTGTAAGCCAAACTGTTGCAACTAGCGGAAATCCTACAACTTTAAATGCAATTCAAGGTACAATCAATGTTGGGTTTAATGTTAGTACTTGGGCAGGAATTAGTTTTAATGTTCCAACAAGTCAAGCCAGCAAACTACTTGCGGCCAACGGATCTTTAAAATCAGCTGAACAATTCTTATCAACCGACACTTATCAAAATACAACAAGCGGATCTTTACAGATTAACAATGCTATACCTTTAACATTAGGAACAGCAAACCAATCGCAAATCAATGTTAATTCTACACAATTTTTAATACAATCTAATATTTCATCTCAGGATTTTGAAATTTCTTTACCGGTAAGTTCTAATAGTTCGGCACTTTTTATAAGTTCTAATACTGGTAATATTGGTATCAACGGATTTACATCGTCTAGTAGACCTCAATATCCATTAGATGTGGGCGGAATAATACATTCCAGTTCAAGTGTCATAGCAACTAATTTCATTGCAACTGCAACATCAACTCCTGCAAGTCATTCAGCGGCAGGTACAACAGGGCAGATTGCATGGGATTCTAGTTATATCTATGTATGTGTAAGCGGTGGAACTACCGGAAATGCTACATGGGGTAGAGCGGCTTTAACAACATCTGGTTGGTAAGCAAAACTATGATAAATATACTGAAATAAGGATGAGCGACAACCATGTCATATACAATTAATCACTACAATGGAGTATTATTAGCAACAGTTGCGGACGGCACAGTTGATACTAGTACAGATCTTACCCTAATCGGTAAAAACTACGCTGGATACGGTCAGGCACAAAATGATAATTTTGTTTGGTTGCTTGAAAATTTTGCAAATACAACCCAACCGCCAAATCCATTAGCTGGTCAAATCTGGTATGATAGCGGTAATAAAAAATTAAAATTCTGGGACGGAAGCTATTTCCGTACAGCAAATGGTGCAGAAACCGGCACAACCCAGCCAGCTGGTTTAACATCTGGCGATTTTTATTTTAATACAGCAAGTAATCAACTTTATGTTTATAACGGATCTAACTCAGTACTAATCGGACCACAAGAAGTTACTGTAGGCGGTTTAACTACTCAAGTAAATGCAACAAGTTTAACTAATTCAGCTGGTACAAAAACTATTCCAATCGTACAAGTACAAGCAGAAGGTGTAACAGTTGCAGTTATTAGTAATGAAACATTCCAAATTCCTAGTAACACAGCAGGATTTACTGGATTTGATACTATACAACAAGGTATTACGCTAGTTAATACTACCCAATCGACTAACGGTGTTACAACTGGCGGATATCAATTCCATGGAACTGCAAGTAATTCAATTTTATTTAATGGATTGCCTACCAGTGCGTTTGTTCAGTCTGCAAACGCAACATTAACCAGTGCTAATTTTAGCACAGGATTTACAATTGGTTCAAATCCTAGTTTACTTGCTCAAGTCCAGAGCGGATTAATTGCAAACGTTACAGCTCCTACATTTACTAGCTCTAACGATATTTTCTTCCAAACAACACAATTGAACGGAACAGTTACTCCGGTACTTAGACTAACAGGAACTGATGCTCTTCCAGTTATTGGAGGAACTAGCAGTTTGGGTAGTAGTGCTTATCAATGGTTAAATGTATATGCTAGTCAGTTTATTGGTACTGCAACACAAGCAGGATTATTAAGTCTTGCTAGTTACGGTTATGCATCAGCTACAACGACCGCTTCTGCAAATACTATTGCTGGTCGTGATTCAAATGGAAATTTATCTGCAAACATTTTCCAAGGAACAGCAACTTCTGCTAACTATGCCGACTTAGCAGAAAAATACATAATGGATCGAGACTATCCTAAAGGGACTGTCGTAATGGTTGGCGGAACAAAAGAAGTTACTCAATGCCAAATTGGTACATTTGCTGTTGGAGTAGTAAGTACTAATCCGGCATATATGATGAATTCAGAGCAAGAAGGTGGAACTTATATTGCAATCAAAGGGCGTGTGCCAACTATAATTTCAGGACCAGTTAATAAAGGTGATTTTATCACAGCAGGTAGTGCTGGAACAGGACAATCTGACAACAATGCACCCGCAGACGGACAATTTATTTTTGCTATTGCATTAGAATCTAATGCCGATAATGGTCCAAAACTTGTAGAATGTTTAGTTCTATAATTTATAAAAAGGAATTTAAATGGCATCAGTAACATTTACCGGTTATATTGCAGGAACAACTTTATATGCCAATGCTCCTTCAAGCGGTTCGATACAATGGCCAATGGCTATAACATGGTCGGGTTCTCCAACAACGCCAATTACATACATTGTTGCCGCAATTTCTGGCAGTGGTCAAGCCGGATCGTATCAAGTTAACATAAGTCAATCGGTAGGAACTAGTTTATCACCGGTTACTTTTAACGGTACTACTCCTTTAATATTAGCTAACGATTATAACACTATTCAGGGAACAATCGCTGGAATATTAGGCAATGCTAGTACAGGTTACGGACAGCCTTTAAATAGTACAGCAGTAAGCACAGGTAATAATATTAAAGTAACAGATTGGAATGCTTTACAACAAGATATTACAAATGTTTATTATCACCAAGTACAAACTCCTGCACTTAGTTTAACAACAGCTACTAATGCAATTAAAATTAAAGAGACTGATAGATTAGCCTATCAGACAATAGCTACTAATTTAGCAAATATTGGTACAGCTACAGTTAATGGTGTAAGTTATCCTGGAGCTTATGCTATTCCACCAAGCACACAATTAACTAATTCTGCATCAAGCCCTACAGCAGGCGGATTTCCATATATTTCTAACAGAATCGGAACTAGTCGTCCATGGGGCGGAACAAGTACAAGTAATCCTACAACACCAATTACAGCTACGGGTTATATAACAGGTACTACATTAACTACAACAACATTACCTTCCGGAAGTATTGCCGCAGGTATGAAAATTTCTGGTGGAAGTATTGCCGCAGGAACAACAATTTCAACTGTAAATTATTCAGTATTTTCAGGTTATATTAATAGTACAGGTCTTATAAACACAATAGGACCAATTAGCCAAGCAATAGTAAGTCCAGCAATGCTAGATGGTGCAGGGCAATCATATTTGCCAGTAAAACCAATTATTTTATACGGTAGTGGTACTCAATATCAAACAAATAACACACTTACTAATGTAGGAACTTCGGGAAATCCTGTACAATTCAACGCAACATCTTACACTATCAGTAGTAGTCAGTCTGTTGGAAATATCAGTTCTCCTGTAACTTTTTCCGCTTCTTTTGGTACTCCTGAAAGTAATGTATCGGTTATTAGTAATATTATTACAGTTAGTTGGACAGGCGGTAATGGTTATAGTGCCGCACAAGCCGCACAATATTTCTTTAATTCAGGTGGTAGTATACAGTTTAATGCCAGCATGAGTAGTCCAGGAACATTAACACCTACAATTCCTACCAGTGCCGGTGCTATTCCTACTACTGGTACTAAAAATTATTCATGGTATACCTTGTTAAACAACATGGGTACTATTAATTTTAGTTATTATGGTGTTACACAAAGTGGATCGGGCGGTACTGGAACTAGTTATGGTTGGCAATATTTCCTATCACAGGCTGGAAATCAATTTACTCCAATATTTGTACAGAGTGCAGGTACTCCAGGTACCAATTTATATGCACCGAACCAATATACAATTTGGGCACAATTAAATGCTCAAGCAAATCAATTGACATTCCAGATTGATTTTGAAGATTTATCAAGTAGTTTCCCTACAGTAACAGGAACAGTTTCCAGTACAGGTGCTCCTAGCTCAGTATTTTTAAATATTTCGCAAGGCAATATTTCAAGCATACTACAAGGAACAATTATTATATTAACAGGTACTGGCGGAAATGGATTGACCGGGGGCACAGGATCTTCGGCAACAACTTATTATGTAGCAAGTGTAAATGCTGGTAACAATAGTGTTACACTAGCCACTAGTTATAATAATGCTACGGCAGCCACACCCATTGTAATTAGTAATTTAATTACAGCTACATTATCCGGAACATCTTTCCAAGCGGCTGGAACTGAAGATTATTATAAACAAGTTGCATTTGGTTCAGGCGGTACTAATCCGTATGATATCGATGAGGATGTTACAGGAACATTATCCAGTGAAGTAAACATATCTTACGCTTCTGGTAATTATGTAACTATGGTAAATGCTACCGGACAAAACGTTTATAATTATTTGCCAAACATTACAACAGTAAATCCTCTCTAATATGACTTTTCCAACAGCTGAAACATTTTCTGGTTATATTTCAGGGACAACATTAACTGTTACCTCTGTTACTGCCAACCAACCTGTAATAGTGCCAATGCTTATTACATGGAATGCTGGTGCAAATAGTACTTATATACTTGCTCAAGGTACAGGAACTGGAGGTACAGGAACTTATACTGTTAGCACTAGTCAAACAGTAGGAAGTTCGGGTTCTCCAACAACGTTCACAGGTACTGTGATACCAATTGTTTATGAAGATTATAATGCTATTCAAACAATAGTATATAATATTATGAGCGTGTATACTTCGGGTGGTGGCGTGTATCCGGGTTACGGACAAATTTTGAATAGCTCTCAGTTAGCAGGTGCCGGAGGTAAAGTTAAAGTAAGCGATTGGAATAATTTATATTTAGATATTACAAATTTAAATTATCATCAGCTAGGTGTAGCTACTAGTCCTGCTCTTACAATACCTACAACAAGCACAGACATTCGAGAAGTTGATAAAATAGCATATGGTGTAATAGCATCAGCATTAGCTAATTCTAGTAGTACTACTGTGAACGGAGTCACGTATCCTGGATGTTATGCAACACCTCCAGGCACAATGCTAGCTAGCACTACAGGATTATCTTCTCCTTTAAATAATTTTCCCTATACTGCGTATAGAGTAGGTTCATCGTATCTTTGGGGTGGATCAACTATAACAAATCCAAACCCAAACCCTACAGCAAGTGCATATATTGTTGGAAATATAATGACAACAACTGCATTTCCAAGTGCATCTCTTGTTGCAGGCATGACAGTAACAGGTTCTGGAGTTGCATCTGGCACAAAGATCACATCGGTAAACACTTGTGTTTTTTCAGGATATATTGTCAATAGTACATTAACTATTACTAGTATTACAAGCGGTACTCTTGCTGTTAATATGATGTTGTATGGCGGCGGAACAGGAGATGCTTACGGAGGTGTTACGCAAGGTACAATTATTAATGGCTTTGCCGGCGGATCTCAATGGTATGTCAATTTAAGTCAGTCAGTAGGAGGACCAGGATTACCTTCTCCAAGTCGTCCATTTATTGCTACAAGTTACTCAGTTAACATATCTCAATCAGTTGCTACAACGACAATGACGTACAATCTTAACGTTATTGAAAGTAATATTCAAACAATTAATAATGTGTTCACAGTGACATGGAATGGTGGTACATACGGCGGTGGAGGTTCATATACTGCCGCACAAGCCGCACAGTATTTCTTTAATTCGGGCGGACTAATACAATTTACTGCCAGTATGAGTGAAGCAGGAACATCAACTGCTAGTGCAACAATACCTGCAACTTATCCTCCTGCAACAGTTGTACCTGCAAATAAAAATGATTCCTGGTACACATTGTTAAACAACATGGGAACTATTTCTTTTGGTTTAACTGGCACACGTTCTGCTACAACAACCGCTGGAAATACTAGTAATGGCTGGAATTATTTTTTAGCAAATAAAGGCGGTTCATATGTTACTATATATACAGCTAGTTTAGGCAGTTCAGGATCTGTGTTATATGCACCAAACCAATATGACATATTGGCAAAATTAGATGCTGGCGGTAGTGTATTAACATTTAAAATTGAATTGCAAGATTTGTCGACAGCCGCAACGGAAGACACTTACAAGAGTAGCGGAAATACCTTTGATATAGACGAGGACGTTACTGGCACAGTAGCCGCTCAAGTCAATATCACGTATGCATCAGGCAGCCATGTAACAGCTAACCAAACAACTGGTATCAATACTTATAGTTATTTGCCGACAGTTGCCCAAGTTTCATCATTCTAAATCATTGACAAGCTAATTATACTAGTGTAATATAGTACACTACGGAGTTTGTTTATGGATGAGAGAATTGAAAAAGCGTTTGCTGTAGCCAATTATACTGCTACACTTTCAAATCAACGCAGAATAATACTAGAAGAATACAATCAAAAATTGGTATATTATACCAACGGTGCGGCATTCAAAATAAATTCTGAATTAATTACGTTTATTAAAACAGTTATTGATCTAGGATATACAACTGATGCAGTATTTGTCGACTCTAATGATTTGCCTGTACTAATTGAAGACGTACAGAAATTTTTAAATGATATTGTATTTGTATATTTTGAATCAACTAACGATTATGCGGCAAAGTATAATGAATTAAAACGTAAAAGAAAGATTGCGGACATAGTTGAATTATGACAATAGGTGCTGTACTAATTGCACAGAATAATTCTAAAATTGATTACATCAAAATGGCAATTTTTGCCGCTAGTAGAATTAAAAAATATTTAGATATTCCTGTTAGTTTAATTACAGATAATACACGATGGTTGTCTAGTAATTATCCTAATCACGGGTTTGATCAAGTTATAGAACTAGACACAACAGGACCAATCCAAACAAGAAAATTTTTCGACGGATCTATTACAGGAGTAACGTCCGAATGGAAAAATTTTAGTCGTACCAGTGTTTATAATTTATCGCCTTACGATCGCACATTGGTCATGGATACAGATTATATTTTAAATTCTAGTATTTTAAAACCTGCGTTACATAATCAATACGAATTTCAAATATACAGAAAAAGTTTTGATCTAGCATCGGATAGAAATGAAGATGCATTTAAGAGAATAAATCCCTATAGCATTCCTTTTTATTGGGCAAGTGTTTTTATATTTGATAAAAATATATTAATGCAATCTTTTTTTGATATGATTGAATACATTAAAAATAATTGGGTTTATTTCAGAACTCTATATGCTATTGAGACAAACACTTTTAGAAATGATTATGCGTTCAGTATTGCTATACATATTTTTAATGGAAAAACAGAAGGTAATTTTGTAATCGAATTACCTGGACAAATGACATATACATCCGATAAGGATGTTTTAGTAAGTACAGATGATAATAAAATGAAATTCTTAATTGAAAAGAAAAGTCATCTAGGCGAATATACTCTTATTAAGACTACAGGATTGGATGTCCATGTAATGAATAAATTTAGTTTAAATCGTTACATCGACGGAGGTTATGGTGTCTAAAGGATTTTTATTATTTGCACAAAATACCGACACAGTTGACTATGTTCAACAGGCCTATGCACTGGCGTTAAGTATTAAAAATAGTCAAAAAGAAATAACCAATGTTTCTTTAATTACTAACAACACAGTTCCTAAAAAATATCTACGAGCATTTGATCAAATAATTCCTATTCCATGGTTTGAAGAAATTGGTAATAGCCCGTTAGCGGCAGAACACCGTTGGAAATTTTATCACGTAACACCTTATCATGAAACAATAGTGTTGGATACAGACATGTTAATGTCCGGTGATATCAGTGATTGGTGGACATATTGTAGTAATTTTGACATTAAATTTTGCTCACATATTAATAATTATAAACAAGAACATATTCCGTTAGATACTTTTCATAGAAAAACTTTTATTGCAAATCGATTAACTAACCCGTATTTTGCATGTCATTATTTTAAAAAATCAGATATTGCTTACGATTTTTACAAAGTACTAGAATTTGTTTGTAATAACTGGGAAGCATGCTACACTATATATGCCCCAGATTACTATCAAAAATGGCTTAGTATGGATTTGGCCGCTGCCATTACTATTGAAATAACAGGACTACAACAGACTGCAATAGATAGATTAAACCCTATGAAATTTGTTCATATGAAAATTCCATTACAAGGGTGGCCATCTGGTGCAGATAGATGGCAGGATATTGTACCTTTTGTACTGAACAATAAAGGAGAACTAGTTGTAGGTAATATTAAACAACCGCAATTATTTCATTATGTTGAAAAAGATTTCTTATCAAAAGAAATTATATCTCAGCTAGAGGAGTTAATCGATGCCAAAGTTTAAATTTACGCCTCCTCAAAAATATTACCTAGTGTATGATAAAAAAACAGGAATTATAACTAGTCTTACTAATCAAAAAGATCCTGCTGAAAAATATGCTTACGAAATATCGGCAGAAGAGTATGTGTCGTTTTTAGAAAAAGAAAAGTACACACGGGACTATGTAATTGGATATACTAAAGGTGTTACAGGTAAAACTGAACTATCTTTAATACAAGTATCTAATCAGTTATACGGATTTAGAAATAACATATTTCAATGGATTAAAAACCCTCCAACAAAAACAACAGAACTAACAGTTGAATGGAATTTAGAAAACCAAACTTGGATTTTTACTCTTTCACAAAAAGCTAAAACAAGACTTGCAGATAGCATAACTAGTAATGCAGTATTTTTTATAATGCTTAAAAATGATTTTGATTTCTTAATAAGAACTATGCTAGTTAATGTTAAGGAATTAATGGAAGAACCCGAAGTGCGTATTCCTTTCACTAGTAAAATAGAAACTCAAATAGATAAGATATCGATATCCTCTAGGATATATTTTCAAAGTTACGGACTAATTAAAAATGGATAAAATTAAAATTATTGATCAGGACATCATATTTCTCAGTTATGATGAGCCAAACGCCGAAAAAAATTATGCAGATTTACTAACAAAAATGCCTTGGGCAAAACGTGTACATGGTGTTAAAGGTAGTGATGCGGCACATAAGGCTTGTGCGGCACTAAGTGAAACTGAATATTTTGTTACAGTAGATGCTGATAATATCGTTAGCCCAGAATTTTTAAATGTAGAAATTGATTTAGATGCGTTGGGTCTTACTAGCGAAAATGTTTTTAGTTGGTGTGGTAAAGTTCATGTTAACGGACTTATGTATGGTAATGGCGGACTTAAATTATGGACACGTAAATTTGTCAATGAAATGCGTACACATGAAAACTCGGATCCAATGGATGTAAAAGGTCGTGTTGAATTTTGTTTTGATCATCGATACTACCAATTTAATGAAAACTATAGCGAGAGCTTTACTAATGCTACACCGTTTCAAGCATGGAGAGCAGGCTTTAGAGAAGGGGTAAAAATGTCATTAGAGCAGGGCGGAAAAACAAATGACCTTAAAAAAATCTGGTGGCAAAATTATCACAGATTATTGATTTGGTGTAGTGTTGGCGCAGATGTAGAACACGGTATTTGGTCAATACTAGGTGCCAGAGAAGGCTGTTATAAGACAATGTTTACTGATTGGGATTATAGCCAGGTACGTGATTTTGAATGGTTAACTAACTTCTGGGAAACTACGCATGAACTAGCAGACCCGGAAGAAATGACAAAATACATTAATTTTTTAGGTAAAGAATTAAACAAGCATGGCGGATTAGAAATTGCTAATTTAGACGGTGCAGGCAGTAAGTTTTTCAAAACTGTATATCTTAATACTCCACGCATTATTGGAAGACGCAAATAATGTACGATATTATTTTTATTTCATACGATGAAGAAAATGCAGATGAAAACTTTGCCAGTTTAAAAGAACGTTTTCCTCTTGCAAAACGTGTACATGGAATTAAAGGTATACATCAAGCACACATTTCGGCTGCCAAAAAAGCTATGACTAAAATGTTTTGGGCAGTCGATGCAGACGCTGTTATATTAAATGATTTCAATTTTGACTATGAAGTAAGTGAATGGGATTTAGATGTTGTTCACGTATGGCGTAGTATTAATCCTATTAATAGTCTAACATATGGTTATGGCGGAGTTAAATTATTACCAAAATTTCTCACAATGAATATGAGTACAGATACAGTAGATATGACTACCAATATTAGTACAAAATTTAAAGCAATAGATCAGGCTAGTAATATTACAGCATTCAATACAGATCCATTTACTACTTGGCGTAGTGCATTTAGAGAGTGTTGCAAATTGGCAGTAATTAATAATGAAGAATCCATTACTAGATTATATTTTTGGACACAACTAAACAACAATGCATCATTTGGCGGATATGCTTATATGGGTGCTATTTCTGGTAAAATGTACGGAGAAAAAAATGCCTCCAATCCGGAGGCACTTGCTAGGATAAATGATTTTACTTGGCTAAAAGATCAGTGGCAAGCGGGAATATCTGAGCTATCACTTGAGCACAAGCTATAGCAACTTCTTGATGTTCTTTTTGTGTACCATTAGCCGACCGTAATTCAATAAAATGAATCCAACTGCGTAGTGTGCCGTTCATATATAATCGACTTTCAATAAGTCCTTCTGGCAATACAGCACGAGCTTGTTCTTTAGCAATACCTTTACTAATCGCCCATTCGTATGCATCACGGCTTTGTTTAATAACTAACTCTTGCATACGTTCCCATTGATAGGCAAGGAATCGATCTTCATCGTTATTATGAATATCAAGTTCTATACTGTTTTGTCTATTTTTGTTATCTTGTTTTCGTGCATCTCGCAATACAAACGACAAGTCTTTAGTAGGGTCAGCATATCGCTGACTGAATTCTTGGAAACTGAAACTTCTGTGTCTAAGTATTTGACGGGCAATATCTCTGGTAGTGGTGATTTCAATACAGGCTGACACCATTTCGAGCGGGCTCCAATGTTGGTGTCGGATGAGGTATTGTATGAGTTTTGCTGATGTTTCGGTGTTAAGTTGGTTGGAGGGATTGCTGACACGGGCACAATACGCAATGAGTTCCTGTGCGTCTTCAATGCCCATTGATGCAAACTCTTCTGTTGGCTGAGAGAAACTAAGTAATCGAACATGCATTATTTATAACTTCTTTTTCTTAAGGAATTTTTGGGTTGATTTTTCTATATCTTTTCTAACACGGGTTGTATCTAATTTAAAATCTATATTATCGATTTTTTCTTCGTAATTTTTAACTAACTCGGACAGATTTTTTTCAAAAGTGGACCATCCACCACGTTTGGTTTGCTGTGTTATTTTAATTTCCCAAGTTTTGCCATCCTTAAAATTGACCAAAACGGAGTGGAGATACCCTAAAGGTAACACGTTTAGATGTACGTCTCCGAATACTTCTGGCCAGTTTGCTATGACATCCTTGGGAAGAACTCTTCCCCTAGGCTTCATTTAACTATTTTTTTCTTGGTCGGAACCAATTCCTCTGCTTTGCGACGCATCTCGGCAGCTTCTTTAGCTAACTTGTCTGCTTGACTACGGAAGAATTTTGCTTGTTCTTCTGGACTAGCATCTGCTTTCGGAGTTGTAGTTACTGTAGCAGTTGGTTTAGCATCTGCTTTTTTAGTTTCAACGGCTTTGTCGTTTTTAACTAATTGTTCATCTGTAACTTTTGGAACTGCATTATCTTTTGGATCTGTGCTAGATTTTAAAGATAAGTCGTCAACTGATAGACCACGCTGTTCGGCAATAAGTTGATTAAGTTCAGATAATTGAATTGAAAATCCTGTAGTAGGAGTCATTTCAATATCACTTGTTCCAACTTTGATCAATCTTCCACTTGCATGTAAGTTACGTAGCATGTTACTGCCGTCTGGAAATTGTGTACGATCCAATGCTTCTGCAAATTCGTATGCATCTTGTCCAGATGTACTCTCGACTAAATTGATCAAAGCATCGTGATAGATGTCTGGTAAATTTTCTGTCGGAATAACTAGACAATAGTATGCATCGCCAGGTAACGTGCGATAAGCCACTAAACATTTTTTGTTAGTAGCTTTAACACGGCCTACGTGTTTGAGTTCGGCCATATTAGACTCCTGCTACCGTATTAGCAACTGCTTGATCGGCTGGGGTTTGAGCTGGTTGTTGAGCTTGGGCGGCTTGTTGTTTAGCAACTGTTGCCAAGAACGTATCTAATTTAGTATAAGTTTGACCAACTGCTACCATTTCATTTGGTTTAAATGCACCACGTGAGCTAGCAATATCGATGATTGTCTTTAATGCGTTCAAATCGTTAATGGTAAGATCTGTGCTTTCTTGTTGTGGTTGTTGTACTGTATCTGTCATTAGTATCTCCTTTAAAGTACATACTTAATTATCTTCTTTAAAGATATGGACAGGCAATTGTGAAAAAACTTAGTTCTTTTTCTGACTCAAATCCAATAGTAGTATTGTATACTATAGTATTGGTATTATCTAGTTCTAAACCCTGTCCTATGTAATATCTATTGTTAAGATTTTGCCTAATCCAACTATCTAGGCTTTTAGCTAGACTTGGATTAAATTTGCTTATAGTAGTGTATTTAAAATGCGGGCAGGCAAACTCAACCCTGCGTAAATTGAAATAATTTAAAGGATTAGGTTTGCCTGATTTTAATGCCATTATGCTGTTGCCTTTGCAAAATCGTAATAAGCATGTTCTCCAAATGGAGGAACAATCTTGTCATTGCCGTGAATAATGAATACTGTATCACAGTAGTTTTCATCGCCCCAGCTACCCCAAGGATAACCGTCTGTAAACATGATAAACTTTTTAGGTTGAATGTCATGTTCCTTCATGTATTCCCAGTTGGCATCGAACTCAGTTCCGCCACCGCCCATTGGTTCATATTCATCAAACTCGTCAATGTTGTAACCGTCAAAGTCTGCCTCATTATACACTCGAGTGTCAAAGCACCATACTTTAATCTTAAAGTCTTTATACTCTTGCATAATACCCTTAATCTCTGACAAGAAGTCTTTGGCCTGCTCGTCACCGATTGAGCCTGACATGTCAATTGCTACACAGATATCGATAGTTTCTTGGAATTGTTGACCTGGTAGGATAGCATTCATATGCCAACCTTTACGATTAGGACGCATAAAACTAAAGTCATTCTTAATAACACTTTGGATTTGTTGACGCAAAATTTCACGCCAATTCATCTTAGGTTCTGTAAAATCTTTAATCATACGTGCTACACTTTCAGGAACATTACCTGCACCTGCGGCCTGTGCGGCCTGCATTGTGGCTTCACGCATTTCGTCACGAATCTGTTTTAGTTCTTCTTTACTATACTTTGGCTGACCGTCTTTACCGTTCTCACCCCAGTCAATATGTTCGTCCAATAATTGACCCAACTGTTTAAGTTGTTCTTCACTGTACTTTTCGTAAATCTCATCGTAAACCTGTTCTGCACCCCAGCCATAGTATTTTGGATCATGAAAGATTTTGATGCCATCGATGTTGTGCTCTCCGATGCGATCACGCACAATTTGTCCGTTAACACAATAGTCAGCGGCAATGTTAAAAATTTGTGGATCACGTCCTTCTCGACGTCCCATATGATCAAATACATTGTGCAAGATTTCGTGTGCAATAACAAATTCTACTTGTTTAATAGACAAATTACTAAAGAAATCGCGATTAAAATAGATATGACGTCCGTCTGTAGCGGCTGTCGGTAACCAATCTGTGCCTTCTTTGATTTGTAAACGAGTAGCCAAATTACCAAAGAATGGATGGCGAAGTAGTAGACCCACACGGGCTACGATAATTTTGTCGATAATTGGATCTGTATGTGACATGAATGCTCCTTTACTGTATGTATATATTATAACAGGACCCGAAGGTCCTGTCAAATAGTACCAAATTTAATTACTTTTCAGTAGCTTGGCTAATGTATTTGCCGTATTTGGCATGGAAATCGTCAAAGCATTTGATCTCATCTGGGTCCAAAGGCAACTTGTAAGTCGACAATGCCAACTTAGTACCCATAATAACCAATTCTGTTTCGAAATTATTCATCATAAATTCGAAGAAGTTATTAGTCATGTCATTCCAAGTTTTAGCTTTTTTATCGCAAGCATCTTTCAATTCGTAGCACAGTGACACAGTCAAAGAGTACATAGCTGAAATTTCTTTGGATTCCATCTTTTTAACCTTACCATTTAAGATTTCGGTTGGATTAGGCATTTTAGATGCATGTTTACGGTGAGCCATAAACTTAATAGCCAATCCTTCACCGATTGAACCACAAGTTAAATCGGTAAGTGTATCCACATCCGTGTCATCATCTGTAAGTAATTCGCTTACAAAAGACCAGCTACGTGGAGTAGCAAATGCACGGCTTGAGCTTTTTGGATCAAAATCGTACAAGTCCTTTTTAGCAAAGGTCAAATAACCAACTACGTCTTTGTGAATCTTATTGTCCACAGCCCAGTCGAACCAGTCAGCCCAATCAACTTGCATTTCCAAGTGAACAAACCGGTTTGCCAACGGAGCAGGCATACGAAATGTAACACCCTTATCAGTTTCACGGTTACCAGCCGCAACAATTACAACATTGTCTGGCAATTCGTATGCGCCAACACGACGATTCAAAATTAGTTGATAAGCCGCGGCCTGTACACTAGGTGCCGCAGAGTTCATTTCATCCAAGAATAGGATAATTTGTTTATGATTTGCGGCAAATGTCTTGCTTGGCAACTCACTTGGCGGAGCCCAACGCATTGTGCCATCGTTAGAATCAAAATATGGAATACCTTTAATATCAGTAGGTTCCCAAAGACTTAAACGAACATCGATCACGTGAGCATCTAGCTCAGTGCCAAGTTGTTTAATAATGTCAGACTTACCAATGCCTGGGGGACCCCAAAGGAACAGTGGACGCTGATTTTTAAATGCTTTACGCAAAGATTTTTTGGCACCGCTTGGGCCCACTGTGCGACTGACGATTTCTGCCATTTTGCTTCCTATCTTAGTTAAAAAAAGTGTTGTTGAATTAACGCTGTATGTATGTATT